GCAACCAGGGCGGCGAGATGATCGGCGCCGTGCTCCGCGCCTGCGGGGCCTCGACGCTGCCGGTCCGCACGGTGCACGCGAAGCGCGGCAAGGCCACGCGCGCCGAGCCCGTCGCGGTGCTCTACGAACAAGGCCGCGTGTCGCACGTCGGCGCGCTCGCGCGGCTCGAAGACCAGTTGACGACGTGGGACCCGGCGAGCAATCGCGAGAGCCCCGACCGCCTCGACGCGCTGGTCTACGCCGTGACGGAGTTGATGACAGCGCGCGCGGAGTCATCCGCGTCGCCGCCTCGCATGATCGCTGCTGCGCCCCGATGGGGCTTCTGAGATGCCCACCTACTCCATCGACATCACGAAGCCGTCGCCGCAGGATCGCTATCAGCGGCGCCTCGGCGCGGGCATCACGCCGCAGACCATCACGGCCGTTCTGCGTGATGCCGACCTCGGGAACATGTGGGGCTACGCGGACCTTCTCGATGAGATCCGGCAAGGCGACCCGCACCTTCACGGCGACCTGACGAAACGCGAACTCACGGTGTCGGGCGCGGACTACGAGGTCCGCTTGCCGACGACGGCGACGAAGCGCGAAGGCAACCGCGCGCTGCGGCTCTGTCAGGACGCGCTCGCCTCCATCGAGGTCGAAGCCGGGACGCTCGGACTCTCGGCGCGCGGCGCGATGCAGAACCTGCTCACGGCGACGTTCCACGGGCGCGCGGCTGTTGAGCTCACGTACGTGCGCGACGGCCGCTACACGATGCCGCGGCACGCCTACGCGGTGCACCCGCGGCGCCTCTCGTGGAGCAACGAAAGCGATTGGCGGCTCTACCTCTACGACGCGACGAGCGGTGACACGCGCTTCGCGAAGTTCCCTGGCGTGCCTCTCTCCGACGCCGCGGTGTTCCCGCGTGGTCGGATGCTCGTGCACATGCCGCGGCAGTTCGGGACGTACCCGACGCGCGAAGGGCTCGGTCGCGCGCTGGTGTGGTTCAGCGCGTTCAAGCGGTGGACGGTGCGCGATTGGCTCGCCTTCGCGGAGTGGGCGGGCCGCGGGCTTCGCGTGGGGAAGTACGCTACAGGACGCGACCCGCAGAACGACGGCCGCGCCAACGACGAGGACGTGACCGCGCTGCAAGAGGCGTTGCAGGCGATGTCATCGACGGTCGCGACGGTCATCCCCGACGTGACCGACATCAAGGTCATCGAGGCGAAGGACAATCAGGTCCACAACGACCTCGTCAAGCTCTGCAACGGCGAGATGTCCAAGATGGTCCTCGGCGGCACGCTCGTGAGCGACCCCGGCGACCGCGGCGCGCGCTCACTCGGTGAGGTGCACCTTCGCGCGATGTCGCTGCTGCTCAAGAGCGACGCCGAGAACCTCGCCGACACGATCCGCCGCGACCTCTTCGCGCCCCTCGTGCGCGCGAACCTCGGCGACCGCGCACCGGTGCCGCACATCGCGTTCAGCGTCGAGCCTCCCGCCGACGCGAAGGAGCGCGCGGAGCGGCTCAAACTCTACATGGACCAGGGCCTTCGCGTGCCCGCCGAGTGGGTCTACGACGCCGAAGGCATCCCGTCGCCGCAGCCCGGCGACGTGACCATCGGTGGCACCGGCGCCGCGGTGATGCCGCGCGCCGACGCGCCTCCCGCTGAACCGCCGCCCGTCGAGGAGTGAGCCGTGGCGAGGTACGACGGCATCAACTTTACACCGCCCGCGGGTGTCCGCGCTGCACTGCGCCGCGGGCTCGACCTGCACGATCAGGGGATGAGCGGCGACGGGTTGCAGCCCGACACCGTCGCGTGGGCGCGCAGGCTCGCCGATGGCGGCGCCGCCACGCCGGAGAAGGCGCGCAAGATGGCGCGGTTCTTCGGTCGCAACGGCCGCTTCGCGACGGCGCCGAAGGACTCTCCCGCGTGGGTCTCATGGCTGCTCTGGGGAGGCTCCCCGGGTCGCTCATGGAGCGCGAAGCTAGTGCGTCAGATGGACGCGAGGGATGCTGAGATGACCGCAACCATTCGAGGCGCGTGCGTCGCGCTTGAGGCGCCCGCGCAGGGCGCAGAGTCGCCGTGGAACGTGCTCGCCTACGAGGTCGCGCTCGAAGGGCGCGGCGACGTGAAGCTCACGCGCGCGGACTTCGTGCAGTGCGTGGCGAACTTCACGCGCTTCGGCAACCGCGTGCCCGTGGTGCTCTACCACGCCGACACCGATGCGATGGCGCACCCCGACGCGCGCAAGGCGCATGCGTGGATCGTGGCGATGCGCGTGGGGTCCATGACCCGCGACGGCAAGACGGTCGCGACGCTCGAGGCGAAGTTCCGATGGGTCAACACCGCCACGCGCGCGAGCGTCGAGACGGGTGAGCTCGCGTACGGAAGCGTCACGCTCGTGCAGAACGGCGTGGACGAGGAGAGCGGCGCGGAGATCGGGAGCTACCTCTGGAGCTTCTCGCTCACCAACAACCCCGCCCTGGTCGACATCCCGCGCATCGCGGCGTCTGCGATCCTCCCGCGCAGCGTGCGCGCGAGCTCGTACTACGGCGACCTCGATGACCGCGACGACGTGCTCGAGATGCTCCGCTCTGTGCTGATGCTCCCCGCGCTCGCCACCGAGGAGGAGGTCATGCGCGAGGTCGGCAAGCTCTCCGCGATGCTCGACGCGCCGCCCGAAGGCGTGGACATCGACGACGTGATCGGGTGCATGCGCGATGCGATGCGGCTCCCGACGCTGACCTCCGCGGCCGATGTGATCGCCGCGCTTCGCAAGGCTCTCTCCGCGATGCCCGCGGAGGATTCTGATTCGGCAGGCGCCATGCCGCCGATGTCCAGCGGGCAGGCGCCCGCGTCTCTCTCCCACAAGGGAAACACCATGCAGACGATTCAGTTTCTGACCCTCGCCGCGCGGCTCGGCATCGCCAGCGGCACCGAGGACGAGGCGCAGCGAGCCGTGCTCGCGCGCGCCGAGGAGACGCTCGCCACCCGCCGCCAGCTCGGGCTCGGCGCGGACGTGAGCGCCAAGGATGTCGAGGCCAAGATCACCGCGCTCGCGGCCGACGCCGCCCGCGTGGCTGTCGTCACCGCCGAGAACGAGGCGCTCAAGGTCCGCGAGGCCGAGCGTTCGGCCCGCGAGGTCGACGAGCACGTGGCCGCGCTCTGCGCCGACCCCTCGATGTCGAAGGCCCGCGTCGCCCTCGAGGGCTTCGCGCGCGCCGACTACGCCGCATTCTCGAAGGCGTACCCGAAGCCCGCGGCCAACAGCGCCGCGCTCCTCGGCGGGCGCATCACCTCGGGCACCGACACCGCTCCCGCGGCCGACGGCGAGGAGTCGCACTCCGACCGCGCCGACCGCGAGGCCCGCAAGCTCATGGCGAGCAACGCCAGCCTCTCCTACCGTGACGCGCTCATGATGGCGTCGCGCACGCTCGTCGAGGTGCAGTGATGGCTACGTCGTTCCGCAACCCGGGCTTCATCATGCAGGCGACCGCCGAGGCGACCATCGCCGACGGCGTGGCCGTGGTCGTCGGCACTGCCGACAACTCCGCGGTCGTCGCGAGCAACAACCCTACCGCGGGCGTGCTCGGCATCGCCAAGGTCGACGGCGGCGGCTCCATCGCGAGCGGCGCGACGGTCGACATCGTGACCTCCGGGGTCTACCCGGGCATCGCGATGGCGAGCATCACGCAGGGGCAGACCGTGACCGTCGGCGACAGCGCCGGTGGGCTCAAGCCCGCGGCGCCCTCGGCGGGCGTCAACCTCATGTGCCTCGGCACCGCGACCGAGGACGCCTCTTCGGGCGAGCGCGTCAGCGTCGCCCTCAACATCTTCATCATGCAGGGTGCGTGACATGAACTCCGATCAGATCCTCAAGCTCGCGCAGGCCGCGCGGGCGCAGCGCCTCTCGGGTGAGGCGCGTCGGCGCATCGAGCTCGGGCTCGGCGTGGGCAACGTCCACATCGACCGCGCGCTCACGAACCTCGCGGTGATGTACCGCAACCGCGAGTTCATCGCGGACCTCGCCATGCCCGTCGTGACGGTGGCGAAGAAGAGCGACAAGTTCTTCAAGTTCAAGCCGGAGACGATGTTCAACGTCGCGGCCGTGGACATGGTCGGCGCCGAATCCAAGCCCGGTCGTCCCGCCATCGCGCTCGACACGCCGGGGACCTACTCCTGCATCGACCGCGGGCTCACGGACTTCATCTCGACCGACGAGGAGATCAACGCCGACGCGCCGCTCTCGCCGCGCATGGACGTGACCGAGATCCTCACCAACTACCTGCTCCTCGCGCGCGAGCTGCGGGTGGCGACGGTCGTGTTCAACAGCGCCAACTACGGCGCCAACCATCAGGCGCTCTCGGGCACCGCGCAGTGGGATCAGTCCACGTCGGACCCCGTCGCGAACATCGACTCGGCCCTGCGCGCGCCGCTGGTGCGCCCGAACACGATGGTCATCGGCGAGGAGGCGTACGACGCCCTGCGCTCCAACCCGAAGCTGCTGCAGTACGTGCTCTCGCGCGCTGGCACCCGCTCGGGTCCGGTGCCGATGCGGCCCGACGAGCAGATGATCGCGGACGCCTTCCGCCTCGACCGCGTCGTGGTGGGTACGGCGATCTACAACACCGCCGCGGAGGGCGCGTCCGCGTCCTACTCGCGCGTGTGGGGCAAGAGCTGCGCGCTCATCCGCGTCGAGGACCGCCCCTCGCCGCGCCGCACCGCGACGTTCGGGTACTCCTTCCGCTTCGGCGCGATGGAGACCAGCACGTTCTACGACGGGATGCCGGGCCGCGCGGGCGGCACGTACATCAAGGTCGCGCACTCCGACGATGACGAGATCGTCGGCGGCTCGAACGTCGGCTACCTCTACACCACCGTCGTCGCGTGAGTCGACGCGACCGTCGACAGCCGTTCGCGTCTCGCGCGCCGGAGGCCGTTGCGCCCCTGGCAGCGTCTCGTGAGGCATCGCCCGCGCCGGTCGCAGAGCAGATGCCCGCCGCTGCCACGGAGCCGCCCCTTGCAGGCGACGTGGCAGCGCGGGAGGGCGATTCCCTTTCCCCCGACGCAGAGGCTCCTGCGGAGCCCGTGCGGGCGTTCGCGGCCCGTGTGCAGATCAACGCGGGCGCGGCCGGTTTCTTTCGAGTCGGTGAGGTGATCCCGGAGCGCGCGGCGCAGGCGATGCTTGCGTCGGGGCTGCGCATCGGGCGCGAGATCGAGGAGCGCTGACGTGGCCGAACAGACCGCCATCGTGACGACCGCGGACGTGACCGCACGCCTCTCGACGCAAGCCTACGCGCGGCTCTTCGCGAAGAACGGCGGCGCGACCGCGGACACGACCTTTCGCGACCTGTGCATCGCGGAGGCGAACAGCATGATCCGCACGATCACGCGCGCCGCGTTCCCCGACGGGCTCTACACGACGACGGACACCCTCGACCCTGGCGTCGTCGGCAAGGGCGTTGACCTCGTGTGCGCCATCGCCGCGAGCCGCCATGCGA